CCCTTTTGTTCTGCGTTTAATGGAGCAAGCAGTTCACCCATTACTTCTCTACGCTGGGCTGCTTCTTTTAGACGACGAATTTCCATTTCCTTGCTTTCTATAACTCTCTGTGCTTTCACTGCCACTGTATTAGCCATAGTGATAGCAGAGTCTTTCTTGTTTATAACCTTGAGCAATTTACTTGTTTCTGATTTCTCATTCAAGTAACTATTCTGGTATTCGTTGCTAAATGCTTCAAATATCTTACGACCAAAGTCTGCTCTACGGGCTGCTTCAATGTCCTCTTTAAGTTGTACAAGCTCTTTATTCAAGCTCTTTGTTACAACTTGCTCGACCATTACTGCGGCACGCTTCACAAAATCCTTTTTCATCTTTCCTAGCTGTTGGCGACCTTCTTTAATTAACTTAACTTTGGTCTGAGCTAGATCCTTCTTATCTGCATAAAATTCAGCAATTTCATTAGCGAGAGCTTCAACCACAAATTCTTCTAGTTTAAAGAATTTTGTAGCCATAGACTTTTGATCTTCATGCAATTCTTTTACTTCTTTGGCGAGACTACGTGTGATGAACTCTTTGAGTACAGCACTGTCTTGTCTCATTTTTATTGCATATTTGGCTTTGGCTTCGGCTAATTGTTTACGGTCTTCTGCGAACTCGGCAATTTCAGGCGCTAGTTGATCTCCTACCATTCTGTCAATGGCTTCAATCATGATTGTACGATCATGCTCATAACGCTGAGCAAACTCTTCCCTTAATTGTTGTGTTACTTGTTCGCGATTTTCGGTAACACGGGCTTCCCATGCTTCCTCAATTTGAGCTCGAATGTCTTCGCTAATCACATTGTTTTCAAATAAGCCTTTTAATACATCCAACATGTGATTCTCCTCTTGTTATCGGAGCTTGCCTATTACTGCTAATAGGCTCTCTTTAATGTACTTCTGTGCTTTGGGATCATTCTTCACTTCCTCCGCTATGCGTAAGGCTCTATAACCACCACGACTATTCATCAAGTGTTCATAGATTGGTGTAGGATATGCACCTGGGGCACTAGGTTGAGCTACCACATCCACTGTGATAATCTCAAAATCACTGACCTTGCCAGTACCATCTCCACTGACATTGCCGGATCCTCTACTACTTACTCCCAACTTAACTCCACTTTCTAACATGGTACGAACTAATTGTCCCATGGGTGTTGGAAGTATTTTGAACTTTCCATAACCATTTGGACCGTCCATCCACATTTCTGTAATCATGTGGCTGACTCGGTCCAAATTAATTTTTAAATCATCTGGATGATCTACTTCACCGAGAACGCTATACCCTCCTGATATCTGATCGTTCAAAGTTTTGACAGCTCGCTCTATCTCATCAACAGGATATATTCTCTGGTTGGCATTTTTAATACCACCTTGAATACAAATACCTTTCATAAAAAGGTCTTTACCATTTTCACCTTGACTTTCGACCACGACACGAGCCTGATCGAAACTCAAGTTTTCACGTAAGTAGCTCATCTATCTGTGTTTACTTGGCTCTTTTTGGTGCGCCGTTGATTGGACTCTTAGTATTGATGCTACCTGCACCACCTACTGGACCACCTGTACCAGCACCCCATGTCTTGCCTTCTGCTTCACCTTTCTTCTCAGCACCATGTCCAGGCTCTTTCTTCTTGAACGCTGTTTTGCCTGCTTTACCACCAGGAACATTGATGTTACCACCATCCTGTAATTGTGGCTTAGTCTGCTTGAAAACGCCATTGCCTTCAATTGTGCTGCCTGCACCTACTTCTTTGCCCTTATACTCACCACCATTTAAAATGTTGGCTGTTGTACCACCCATATCATTTTTCATGTTGTCAATGATACTTTTTGTGTTGGCACCATCATCACCCATTTTACCCCAAGTGTTATAGTTACCACCACCTACTTTTTCTACATACTCGCGGATGAAGTCTTCATCTGTTTTTTCATCATCTTCATCATCTTCATCTTCATCACGCTTTTCAAAGTACATACTATCCTTTGTAGGCTCTTCTTCATCGCCGGCACCCATGCCCATGTCGTCTCCGCCCATGCCCATGTCATCGCCGCCCATGTCGTCACCACCTTCATCACCCATTAGACTTTCAAATTCGTCTCTTAGGGCTTCTAGTTCTGACTCTAGATCATCTAAACGGTCGCCAAGTTCTCCTTCGCCACCCATATCACCACCCATGTCATCGTCACCGCCCATGTCATCCATGTCACCCATGTCATCATCACCGGCTTCAACATCACCTAACATGTCATCAGTTTCATCACCACCAAAGGCTTCCATTCCTGGCTCTTCTGGCTGTGGCATCATGCCCATGTTTTCTTCAACATCGTCCTCATCGTCATCACGTGACTCTTCGGTTTCCTCTTCTTCAAAATCATCGGCTAATAAATTCTCGTAAATTTCGCGGCTCTTAGCCACAACTATATCATGAAATAACTCTCGTGCTCGTGCTTCCTCATCGTTAATAAGGTACTCAAGCATCTGTTCGAACTTTGAACGATCTCCCATTTTGGTCTCCTATAGGTAATGAGCTGTCAACTATTATTTACATATAACTGTAAAAAACGGCATATAATGGTAGAAAATTAACGTATTTTCTTCCATCCTTGCTGTAAAATACCAAACTTTTCGTATGTTATTTCTGAGTAGTTATCATAAGTCCATTTTGGTACAAAAAAATTTGGAACGCTTACTCTTATATATTTAATTTTAGAATTTTCTTTGATTATAGTCTCTGTTTGCTTATACCAATTACCATGAAATGTTGCAGGATCTATACTGCGTTTATAATTTTCTGTATTAGCAAAAACATTATTCAGTTTGCCATCTATTCCTTCAAAATCAAAACCAAAAATATAAATTTCATTAGGTTGATGTTTTGTACATAAATTCAATGCAGTAGGGCCACTACTCCAACCTAAATTAGGATTTATAAAATTAAAATTTTTATATTTTTCCTTAGTAGAAAATGGATAAGTCCATACTTCATGTCTTAATTGATAGCCACTCTTATCTATCTCGTCGATCATTTTACGATCAACTGCAACTAAAAAATCAGGGGTATAATCTCTATAAACAGCATTACAGGCGTAGATAAGACCATATGGTCTTACCTCGTCAAAATCTATATTCAAACGTGTTCGTCCATTACCGAACACAAAATTTCTTCTCATAGTGGCTTACGACGGCACATCCATGCTACATTTTGAAATTCATCACGCATATAATCTTCTAGATTATTACGATCTATTGTATCTTGAATATCTGCATCTGTAATCTCACACCAATTCCATATGCGATGATTGATAGCTTCCTCAAAATATTCAACGTTTCTTACATAATCATGTGCCATAACAAAGTCACCTGGTTTTAAATAATCTGTGAGCAAATTTACTTCCATTTTCTTTAAACCACCATCACAGAGCAAAACTGTAGTACCAGGTCGTTGTAGATTAGAAACAATTTCGTCTTTATTACTATTACGAATATTCTGATAATCATCTGTAAAAAGATTACAAATTCTTACTAAAATACCCTCATTGCTTAACATTGAATACCATCCTTGTGGATGCAGTTCATAACTGATCATTTGATATTCATGTCCAACTTCTTTTAATAAACGATTTAGTGCTAGACTGGTAGCACCTTGTCCGATACCAATCTCAATAACTGTTGTAGGTTTTATTTCATTGAAAAATTTGCGAAAAGGATGTTGGAAATCCTTGTGTTGTTGGCAGATTAGGCCCTCTATAGGACCGTGTTCGAAGGGTTGCATAATTGTCCTTTATAAATGATTAAGCGGCAGGCTGTGCAGGTTCAGTACCGTACATTTTTTGGACAAACTCTAATTCTTCTTCCATCTCTAAAATGTGCGATTCCGATGCCTTACGTAAATCATTTATCTGTCTTAAGGTTAATCTGGTTTTTCTTGTATCACTACGCTGTAATTCTTCAATATCTCGTGCAGAGTCAAATCTGAAATCATTACTGACTTTATTAGTTTCAGGATTAAGATAGAAAAGTTCACGAAGAATCATATTGTATTTATTACATTGGAGCAGGCGCTGTCATAGGACTAGCCATACCTGTTTCTGGGGTCATTGGTTGTCCGGCCATATCTTGTGTCATATCTTCAGGCGCAGTAGTGTCACTGGCCATCTCAAGATCACTGTCGATACCTGCTGCGCTCAATCCTGCACCACGTAACTCACCGCTGGCATCAGTACCGGTAATAGGTGCCATGCCCTTCTCTTGACGCCATAGATTTTCGTTTTCTGCCATCTCTT